GAGGGCAACACGACCGACTTCAAGTTCGTCGAGGCCGAGATACTGCGGCTGGCAGGGGTCTACGACATCGCGGACCTCGCCTTCGACCGCACCTTCGCGGGCGAGATCGTGCGGAACCTGGCCGACGAGGGCGTGCCGGTCGTCGAGTTCGGGCAGGGCTTCGTCAGCATGGGCCCGGCCTCGGCGGAGTTCCTGCGCAAGCTGCTGGCGGGCGAGCTGCAGCACGGCGGCGACCCGGTGGCGGACTGGTGCGCGTCCAACGTGACGGTGCGCACGGACCCGGCGGGCAACCAGAAGCCGGACAAGGAGCGCTCGACCGAGCGCATCGATCCCATCGTGGCGGCGATCATGGCGGTGGGCCGGTCGCTGGCGCAGGACCGGGGCATCTACGGCGACGGGCGCGGGCTTTTCGTGATCGGAGGGTGATTTGGACAGAGGGTTGATCGGCGCCGACCAGTTCCGGCGCGAGGCGCGGGCCGGCAAGCCGCCGTCCGGCGGGGTGTGGCGGGTCAGCGCGGAGGTGCCGCTGGCGGTGCCTGGGGCAGAGCGGACGCTGCGGTTCTGCTTCTCCGACGACCGGGTGGACCGGATGGGCGACACGATCGACGCGGCGGGCTGGGACCTGTCGGACTTCGAGCGCAACCCGGTGGCGCTCTGGGCGCACGACAGTTCCGCCCCGCCCATCGGGGCCGCGTCCAACGTCGCCGTCGAGGGGAACCGGCTGATGGGCGACATCGCGTTCGCGCCGGCCGAGACATACGCCTTCGCCGACACCGTCTACCGGCTGGTGCTGGGCAGGTTCATCCGCGCCGTCAGCGTGGGGTTCATGCCGGTGCGCTATCGTTTCTGCGACAGCGACGGGGAGCGCGCGGGCGGCATCGACTTCCTCGAACAGAGCCTGCTGGAGATCAGCGTCTGCCCGGTCCCCGCCAACCCCAACGCGCTCGCCGAGGCTCGGCGCAAGGGCATCGACACGCGCCCGCTGGTGGAGTGGGCGGAGCGGACCCTTGAAAGCGGCGGCAGGGCGGTCGTGCCGAGATCGGAACTGGAACGGCTGCGCAAGGCAGCGAGGGAGCTTGTCACCATGACGAAACGAACAACGCGCGCTCGGCGCGCGGACGACTGCGGCCGAGCGCCCGACGAGGCGTGCGGCATGGACGACACGGCGGACTGCTCGGTCCACGGCGGCCGGGCGGCCGACCCGGACGAGGCCGACGAGAAGCGGCTGACCGCGATCGTCGAGCGCGTGATGGCCCGCCGCAAGGACGCCGACCCTAACCCCGACGTGCCGCTGGCGCACGAGGACGCGATCCGGCTCGCGCACAAGTCGTTACGGACGGCGAAGGCGTTCGTGGCGGACGCGATGTCCTACCACGCCAAGGCGCTGGACCTGTTGGGCGGCGTGGTCGGGGCGCTCGACGACAAGGCGGTGGAGGACGATCCGCCTGCGGACGATGAGGGGACCTCTGACAAGGCGGCGCAACTGGCAAAGGCAGCGGCGCTACGCGCCCGGTTCGGCCTCCGTTGACGCCGCATCGTCGTCCGGCGCCTCCGGCAGCAGCTCATCGACGCTGACGCGCAGGTGCCGGGCCAGAAGCCGGTAGACGGCGACCGAGCCTTCGCGCTGCCCGCTCTCCAACTGTGCCAGGTAGGGCTGGGAGACGCCGGCGAGCGCGGCCATCGCAGTCTGCGTGACGCCGCGGTGCTTGCGCCAGAACGCCAGCGGCGTCGCGGCCGCGAGATAGGCGTCCACGTCGGCGCCCCTCAGCGTCTGCAGCGTGCCGGCAGCGACGGCGCGCATGGCTGCCTCCGCATCGCGGGCGTCGATCAGGTCCTGGCGATCCCGGGCGTTCATTTCAGGCGGGGAAGAACGCGGGGTCGAGTATCTGGTCCATCGTCCAGTCGCAGGACTCGGGGAAGTCCCCGATGCTGGTTTCCTCGAACGCCTTGGCCTTGGCGTCCGACCACGCGTCGGCGAACCAATCGGGGTCGGCCAGGCTGGCCTTCAGGCTGGGCGTTCTCTCCAGCCGACGCAGGATCATCCGGCGCTGCTCGCGCAAGGTCCCCTGCCAGCTCCGGCCGCGCCGCTCGGGCTGCGCCTGCCACTTTAGCAGGTGCGCTAGCAGCACGGCCATCCGGTTCGCCAGTTCGCGCTGCTCGCTCTTGCCCACGTCCTCGACCTCGTCGGCGATGTGCTCGATGTCGAGCTGGGTGAACTTGCCCGCCCGCAGCAGGGCCGCCTGCTCGCTGGCCCAGGCGACGATGTCGGTTTCGTAGGCGGCTTTCATCGCGGCCCTCCGCGGCGTCGGTGCAATTCGCCGTCGGCGGTGGATAGGGAGCTTTCCCGCGCGGGTCAACGACATGTTGTTTCACATAATGGAATCAGAGAGATAATGAGCGATCTACACGCGCGGCGCCGCGAGCTCGCGGCGAAGGTGGACGGGCTGGCGGCACTGGCCGGGACGAAGGGCTTCACGGACGCGGAGCGGGACTGCGAGGCGCTGGAACAGCGCATCGCCCAGATCGAGCGGGCCGAGCGCCGCTCGGCGCACCTCGCGCGCCCGATCGGGGCGCAGGGCGCGGGGGCCGACGCGGCCGAGATTAACCCCAGCCAGCGCACGCTCTCGCAGATCAGGGCGATGGACCCGCGCCCCGGCAGGCTGAAGGGCTTCGACGACTACCTGGCCCTCGCCCGCAAGGGCCTCGACTTCGCCCCCCGCGCCGACTCGCAATTTCGTTCCTTCGGCGAGCAGTTGCAGGCCATCTTCCGCCACTACAAGGGCCGGGAGGAGGACAGCAGGCTGGTCCGCGCCCCGACCGGTGCGGGCGAGGTGGACCCCACGGGCGGCGGCTTCCTGGTGCAGGTGGACTTCGCCGCCGCGATCTTCATGCTGGCGCACGACATGGGCGAGGTCCTGGGCCGGGTGTCCAAGATCCCGATCAGTGCGAACGCGAACGGCATCAAGATACCGGGCGTGGACGAGAGCAGCCGCGCGACCGGCAGCCGCTGGGGCGGCGTCGCCTCGACCTGGGTGGGCGAGGGGACGGCGGCCGCACCCAGCCAGCCGAGGTTCCGCATCGTCGAGTTCGACCTGACGAAGCTGATGTCGGTGATGTACATGACCGACGAGCTGCTGCAGGACTCGACGGCGCTGTCCTCGATCGCCAGCCAGGCGTTCTCCGAGGAGGTCATGTTCATGACCGAGGATTCTGTCTTCGAAGGAACGGGCGCGGGCCAGCCGCTCGGGTTCCTGAAGAGCCCGAGCCTGGTGACGGTGCCGAAGGTGAACGGCCAGGCGGCGGCGACGATCGTGAAGGAGAACGTCGACCAGATGTGGTCGCGGCTCTGGGCGCGCTCGATGAAGAGCGCGGTGTGGTTCATCAACCAGGACTGCATGCCCGCGCTGATGGCGATGAACCAGGCGGTCGGGACCGGGGGCCAGGCGGTCTACCTGCCGCCCGGCGGGCTGTCGGCCACGCCCTACGCGACGCTGTACGGGCGAGAGGTGGTGTGGACCGAGTACAGCTCGACGCTGGGGACGGTCGGCGACATCGTGCTGGCGGACCTGAGCCAGTACATGCTGGTGGACAAGAACGGCGTCCAGGCTGCGTCCTCCATGCACGCCGCCTTCCTGACGGACCAGATGGTGTTCCGGATCACCTACCGGGTGGACGGCAAGCCGATGTGGTCGCAGCCGCTGACGCCGTTCAAGGGGGCTGCCACCAAGAGCCCCTTTATCGCGCTGGCGCCACGCTGACCGTTTCTCGACCAGGAGGTTCCCACGATGGCCCGGCAGTTTTCCATGCCGTATCAGATCCCGCCCGTCTCCTTGCTGCCGCCCGCTGCGGACGCGGCCGGGCGCACCGGCCCGTTCCGCGACCTGAACAACGCGATGAAGGCGTGGGTGGTCGCGCGCGTCAACCAGGGCAACGCCGCACAGGTGACGGTCTCGCTGCTGCAGGCGCAGGACGTGTCCGGCACGGGCGCCAAGGCGGCCGGCGCGGTGCCGGTCTGGCTGAACACCGCGACCGCAGCCTCCGACGCGCTGGCGGTCCAGCCCGCCACGCCGGCCTACCAGACCACTGCAGCGCTCGCGGACAAGATCGTTGTCTTCGAGATCACCCCGGAGATGTGCCTGGACGTGGCGAACGGCTTCCGCACCGTGGCTGTCCAGACCAGTGCCAGCAACGCGGCGAACGTCACCTCGGCGGAGCTGTTCGTGCTGGGCGCCTCGGCCTCGTCGTCCTACGTATAGGGGGGCAGCGCATGGCCTCCATCTTGAAGGCGTCCAACGACCGCTACGGCCGCCTGTGCCGGTTCGCCGACCAGGCGACCGACGAGACCCTGCGCCGCTTCCAGGCGTGCCTGGTGGACGAGGACTTCATCGGCGCCGGGCACACCTCCATACCCGCCGCCGGGGCGCCGGCCACGGGTTACCCCTGGGTGCAGAAGACCGTCCACACGACAGGCTCGCCGTCGGTCGCCGTGGTCCCCAACAGCCCGGCGGGGATCGTCCAGCTCGCTGTTGACGCGACAGCGGAGAAGCAGGAGGCGACGCTCTACGCCAACGACCAGCGCAACTGGGACGTGACCAAGGGCCTGACGTGGGAGGCTCGGCTTGCCTTCGCGACAGTGCCGGGCACGGGCGTGGAGGCGGTGTTCGGCCTGTCGGCCGCCTGGGTGGACGGGCCGGACAACGCCGCCGCCTACGTGCGCTTCCAGGCGTCGGGGTCGGGGCTGGTCAACATGCAGGCCTTCGACGGGGTGACGGCAGTGACGGGCCCGACCGGCGTGACTCTGGCACCGGGGGCGTTCCACCTGTTCCGCATCGACGCCTACGACGTGGCGAACGTGTGCTTCTTCATCGATGGCGCCCAGATCTCCGCCAAGGGCCAGTTCGCCTTCGCGGCGACGGCCCCGGCCTCGGTGCTGCAACCCTACCTGTCCGTCTACAAGGCGGGCGGCACCGGAATGGCGACCATGCAGGTGGACGCGATCCAGGCCGGCGCGGACAGGGTGTGAGCGATGTTCCTTGTCGGCATCACGACGACCCCGGCGGCGATCGCAGGGGGCACGTCCCTGTCCGGGCCTGTGGCGCTGGGAGCGCTGACGCTGGTCGGGCTCTCCATGCCCGCGACCTGGACCGCGGCGGCGCTGACGTTCCAGGTGAGCCCCGATGGTGGGGCGACCTGGCAAGCGCTGTTCGACGGCGCGGGCAACGAGGTCGCGGTCCAGGCGGCAGCGGGCCAGTTCGTGGTGCCGTTGGCGATGCCCTCCTACCTCTGGCGGGGCATCAACATGATCCGGGTGCGCAGCGGCACCGCCGCCGCACCGGTCAACCAGGCGGCAGCGGCGGTGGTGAACGTGATCAGCCGGAGCGAGATGCTGTGACCGGAGCGCGCACCGCGACGGGGCCTGTAGCCGAGCCCGGTTACATGACGCGGGCGATGGTGGCGCCCGTGCGGAAGGAGGATGCGGATGCGGACGACTCTGACGGTGACCGTGCCGCCGACCGGCGAGCCGGCGACGGTCGCACAGGTGAAACAGCATTGCCGGATCGACAGCAACGCCGATGACGACCTGCTGGCGGGCTACCTGACCGCTGCGCGCCTCATGGCCGAGGGCTACCTGAGCCGGGCGCTGCT